CATACGTTGTGAATTGTGTGACTAATTGTAACAAGGGGATGGGCATCCATCCCCTCATCCTCTATAATAAGAGCATGAACAAAAACATTTTCCTCACAAACGAATCTGCTCGCCGTGACCCAGTTGTACAGGCAGCAATGAAATCAATCCTCGCTCGCATGACTCAAGAACATGACAGAGCATCCGCAGGAATCGCACCTCACACAGTCGAAGTTTCACCAGTCAACTTTTTACAAGATGTCATGGATGACTTAGGCGACCCTCAAATCAGAGACCGTGAGCGTGAGGAGTATTTTAGGAACGGTTGGGGCGACAGTCGCAACGGTTGCTACTACTAACAGTCTAGCACACCCTGTCCCTGAGACAGGGTTTTTTTGTGATCCCCCGACCGATGGGGTCGCCGAGCGAAAAACGTGGAACCTTTGTAACCTACAAACGTTTCCCAGAGCGTGATAAATATAATTACGAAATTCATATTTCAAAACCTTGATTTTGAAAAAAATTTTCCAGCAAAAAATTCGCCGAAAAAGTTTATCATGGCATATAGAGAGTTAAGTAAAGCAGAGAAGGTTGCGAGGTGGTTTAACCAACGAAGGATCGGAACTGCTATGCTTCACAAGAAAAGCATCCGATGGTTCCAAAAGAAAACTGGGTTATCAAATTATCAAATACAGTGGTTAGCGTTCGCAGAAGGTGTTATACTAACAATAATCATACTTTAAAAAATGGCAGAAGTTACTACAAGTGAGATTCTAATGCAGATGATGCAACTGCAAAATAGAGTCAATGATGTCGAAAGACAACTAGATCGCCGTTTGACACTTTTAGAGAAACGATTCGAACAATTCGAATTAGACTCAAGGTTCAAACAGGATCCTATAAATGACCCCCTTGCAGACTTGCCAGGTATGTCAGGTGGTAAACCAGTGTCAAGTTTCGGCAAAGGAATGGGATTATGACCAAAGAACAATTAAACTACTACGAAAGGGCGTTAGCAGATTTCGACCACTTTTGTGATGAATTTGAAAACGCAGCAAACCGAAGATTTCAGGGAATAGATGATGACAGCAGACAACCACTCACTAACGAACAGATACAACGAGCAACTCCAGACGCTGTACAAGAGATTGAACAGCTTGGAGGAGAGGGTGAAGAATTTAGAACACCCTCAATTGATGTACAAGCCACCGCACTCGGAGGACTACTTGACGTTAGCGAAGACTCTTGACGACATATATGAAAAGATTGATATTTTAGGACGCTATACAGGTGGATGAAGAAACTTATAAAGAGATCATGTTAATTCATGACATTATATCGATAAACACTCTACATCTTTCTATGGGTAAGTATATCGATAGTGTACAGATAGCATTGGAGAATAAAGATGCCAGCAGCAGCGACTAAAGGAAGTGAAGTAACTACTGGACATGGGTGTGATGCAACCACCACTATCATGGACGGTGATGAATCTGTGAAGATTAATGGGAAGGACGCTGCTGTCGTAGGTAGTAATCTCGTTACACATAATGCACCAGCAGGTGATAAGTGTTTGCCACATGCTACGAAAGTAACAGAAGGATCCTCAAGTGTGCAGGTGAATGGGAAAGCACTAGCAAGAGTTGGTGATGGTATATCATGCAGTGCTGGTGGCAAGATCAATTCAGGCGATACCAGTGTTATTGCAGGATAGAGAATCTTGTGATATAATAGTGATAGTTTATTTTAGTTTATGGCAATCCGTAAATCAATTAGTGGGAACCTCGTTACGATTGAGGCAAAACCTAAAAAGACTCGTCAAGGGACTGGTCAGCATACTAAGTACTCTGCTTCTAGTAGAAACAAGGCTAAGAAGCGTTATAGAGGGCAGGGTAGAATCTAATGGAATGGTTTTATAAATTGTGGATGGATCTATCATGGGTTGATGGATTCTTCTTTACTCTATGGATCGTTGGCATCTATTGGGGTAAGAAACGTTTAGACTATCACTTTGCACGTAAGACCCAACATGCGTGGGACAAGAGTGTGTATAAGGTTAGATTAGTTGAACCTGTTACAGTTAAGAAAGCAAAATATCATGAGTGAAGAATTTACTCGCATTGCTAATTCGCTTGAACGAATTGCGACTGCATTAGAGCATCTACATATCGAGAAAATCGATCATGCACATATAGATGATATTGGTGAGATACATGGCGATGTAATAACTCATCCAAAACAGTTCTGACCCGAACGCCGACCCCCCATCGCCGAATCTCCGAGTGATACATTATGACATATCAAGCATTACCGAAATTCCTACATGTAAAAGACAGTCCTATAGCAGGTCAAGGTCTTTTTGCATTGGAAGATATTCCAAATGATGTTTATCTAGGAATATCCCACGTAATAGTGAATGATACGATTATGAGGACACCTTTGGGTGGATTTGTAAATCATTCATATGAACCTAATTGTGTTAAAGACTTCGAGACTGAGGAGTGGGGGCAAATATATCATATGAGGACTATTAGAGCTATTAAGAAGGGAGAAGAGTTATTTTTGAATTATACGTTTTATAGCGTCTAAATAAGTAGGAATATTCTTTCTACTTGTGTGGCGAAGTTAACGCAGTCCTTCAAGGATATATCTTTAGCTTTTAAAAAGCACCCTGTAACTGACGATGTAGTAGTTACAAAGGATAGTGCTGCGATTAAGCAGTCTATAACAACATTATTATTAACCGACAAAGGCGAAAGACTGTTCCAACCCGATTTGGGTAGCAGTCTTCGCCGTTTTTTGTTTGAACCGCTAGATTATGCTACATCAGGACTGATAACAACATCAATTAGGCAATGTCTTGGTAGATTTGAACCAAGAATTAGGGTCAGTGCTTGTAGAGCAATACCTAATGATGTCGAAAATGGATTTGATGTTGAATTAACTTATAAAATTATTGGAACTACGCTTCCACCAGTCACAGTAGACTTCTTTCTAGCTAGAACGAGATAATGCCATACACCCAGTTAAACAATTTAGACTTTGTTGATATAAAAACTGCACTCAAAGATTACATGAGGGCAGAGACAGATTTTACTGATTATGATTTTGAAGGATCTGCACTAAGTCAACTACTAGACGTACTTGCCTATAATACGTACTATACAGCGTTCAATACCAATATGGTAGTGAATGAACTGTTCTTGGATTCTGCGTCTCTGAGAGACAATGTGGTGTCTCTGGCGAAACAGTTAGGTTATACTCCAAAGTCAATTACTGCTGCAAAGTCTAATCTTAGTTTTAATGTTAATATTCCTAATAATGCACCTGATTCTGTTACTTTGAAAAAGGGTAGTGGATTTTTAACAAATTTAGATGAGACTAGTTATCAGTTTGTTGCTACAAAGGACTATAGAGCAGAGGTAGCAAATGGCGTTGCTGTGTTTGAAGATGTTGAATTAGTAGAGGGTACTCTTCTTAATACTATAACAACATATAATAGTGCTGTTAAGGGTCAGAGATTTTTAATTGAAAACTCTAATGTAGATATCAATACACTCACTATTAGAATATTTGATAATAGTAATAGTAGTGTTTCTACTGAGTTTAAGAAGGCAGACAATATTTTAGATCCAACTATCGATAGTAACTCTAGAATTTACTTTGTAAATGAGATTGAAGATGAGAACTATGAAGTAATATTTGGTGATGGTATTCTAGGTCAAAAACTTGAGAATGGTAATATCATTGAAATGTCTTATGTGATCACTCATGGCAAAGATGTCAATGGTGCTAAGGCATTTACATTTGGTGGTGTATTGACAGACGGTACTATTAATATTAATGTTCCGTATAGTGTAAAGAACATAACTACATTACAAAAAGCATATGGTGGAGAGGATATTGAGAGTGTTGCTAAGATCAAGTATCTTGCACCTAAGTTCTTCTCTTCTCAGAACAGAGCAGTGACTAGTTCTGACTATGAGGTTATTGCACGTAATGTATACCCTGCTATCAGTGATATTATTGTGTTTGGTGGTGAGGAGCAAGTACCACCTGATTATGGTAAGGTGTTTCTCTCAATTAAACCATCTGATGCTTCATTCTTATCTGCTTTTACAAAGAAACAGATACAGGATGACCTGAAGAAGTATTCTGTGGGATCTGTAAGACCTGTATTGGTGGATCCATCTATTCTATATGTCGAAATGGATTCGAAAATCAGTTTCGATGGTACTCTAACAGAATTACTTCCGCAACAAATAGCATCTAATGGTGCTAAGGCAATACTTGAATATTTGAAGACTTCTCAGACTGAAAAGTTCAATGGTAAGTTCAGATATTCGAAATTTATTAGTGTCATTGACGAATCAGATAGAGCAATCAAATCTAACCTAACCTCAATCACACTAAGGAAAGATTTCTATGCACAGTTGAATTCATCTTCCTTCTATGAGATATGTTATCAGAATGCATTCGAGATTGAATGTGATGAACCAGTTGTATCATCTACAGGTTTCATAACACTAGAATATCCAAACTATACCACGTATCTAGAGGATAGATCTGGCAAAATAGTCCTATATAGACTAGATTCAGTAACAGGCGAAAAAATTGTCTTAAATGACTCTTTGGGTGACGTTGATTATGCTAAAGGTGAGATTATGTTGTATGATTTGACAATCATTCAAGGAAGTTTTTCAGATAATCGTATTGAACTGCGTGTAAAACCTGCATCTAACGATGTCACTGTACTTAGAGAAGTATATCTTGACGTAGATGTAGCAAATAGTAAATTTACAGCGATTAAAGAGTAGTGCAAAAGACTGCGAAGAAAACCTCACTATTAATAGAAAATCAACTCGCTGGTTTTATCGGTGAGGAGTATGAGCTGTTTGGTAAGTTCATACAAAAATACTATGAACAGTTAGAGTTACAAGGACAACCATTAGATATTGCGAATCATCTCGCAACATATCGTGATATCGATTTTTATGAGAAGAGTATCCTTAAACAGAGTGTACCATTAACCCAGTTCGCACAAGCAACGGATGTGTCACTAACTGTGGGGGACACCAGTGCATTCCCTGATAGTGGTTATTTGCACGTTGATGATGAGATATGTTTCTATAAGTCTAAATCAGCTACACAGTTCCTAGAGGTCAGTAGAGGAGTCTCAGGGAACACTGAGTTGGGAGATCTCTATAGGGAGTCTACATTCGTCACTACTAATGCAGCAGATCATCAAATTTCTGCAAAAGTACATAATATAAGCAATCTTTTTCTCTTTGCTCTAGTAAAGAGTTTTGAATCTCAGTATTTGCCTGATTTTCCAACTGCGTTTCTTAACGATACTGTTGATCAACGCAATTTGATCAAAAATATTGCAGATTTTTACAAATCTAAGGGTACTGCTCAATCAATCAAGTTTCTCTTCAAATGCTTGGTCAAAAATGATCCAGAACCTGAAGTAAAATATCCTAGAGAACAGACTCTTAAGTCATCTGAGTCTACTTGGATAAAAAATTATTCTCTTAAGGCAAAACTCCTTTCTGGTACTCCAGAGTCATTTATCGGAAAACGCATCGTCCAAAACGTAGACGGGGCCTACGCTTCGGCGGTTATAGATAATGTACTTTTCAATGGAACGTTTGATGGTGAGGATTTGTATGAATTGATCCTTGCTGAGGAAACAGTTAACGGAACGTTCTCATTATCATCAAAGACTACTCTTACTACTGATATAGATTATCAGAGCACTTCTGTTGATGTATTCTCTACATTGGGTTGGAGTGACAAAGGAAAGTTCACTATTGGCAACGAAACCTTCACTTTTGATGAAAAGACTATAGATCAGTTCGTAATTAAGACTAGATCCGCATCTTCCTCACATTATGTTGGTGACTTAGTATATGACGCTGCGGAAGTTACTGTTGGTACGGACTCTGTATTGATTCTTGGAGTATTATACAATGCTTCTCCTACACATCCAAGTCCATATGCTAATGTTGGAGAGAAACTTGAGATATCTGATCCTGGTTTTGTTAATACTGACGTAAAGATTTTTGATTCATCTAATAATATCAGATGGGATCTAACTTCTATAAAAGCAATCTTTGAAGATGGTGATGATTACTACATTGCGTCACCAAATAATCAGTTGCGTATTCTTCCTAAAGAACCTACGTTAACTACTGAAATCTATAAAACCAACAATAAAGATATTGGTATCTTCCTTGATGGTAGTATTGCTATGGGTGCAAGGCACACTGATAGTATACTCAATGGTGCAATTCAGAAAGTTGATGTTATTACTAGGGGTAGTGGATATGCTAAAGAACCATTTGTTCTTATAAACGACTCTCCTACCCTTGCAAGAGCAAAGTTAGCAGGTCAGGTAGTCGAATCAGTTATTATTGATACACCAATGCTGTATACCTCTACACCCACTGTAGAGATCACTTCTGGTAGAGGTGCAGTAGTTACTCCAGTTATAACCAATGGTGCTATTACCAGTATTGTAGTAACGGATCCAGGTGAATATTACTCATCTCCACCTGTAGTTAGAATTTTAGATTTAGCAGGTAAGGGAAGATTTGCGGAATACACAACTGAAGTGTCTAATGATGGTGAATTAACCGCATGTAACATAGTAACTGCTGGTAGTGGTTATAGTGCTGGTAATATACGTGTTGATATTATTGCTGTCGGATCTGGTGCTACTGCAACTGCTTCTATACGTTCTTGGACTAAAGACAGGGTTAAGTTAACTGGTACGGATCCTGTACCTGCTGCATACAGAGCAAATGATACTGGAGCGTCTCATTCGCCTCTCTTAGGGTATGCATATGATGGCAACCCCATTTATGGTGCTTATGGATACGGTGATCCTCTAGACGCTTCTAGTGCTGTTACACTGATGACTAGTAGTTACTCTTTACGATCTGCTAGAAGTCAAGGTCCATCAAAATCAACATATCCTCTAGGTACATTCTTCGAAGATTATGAATATACTCATAAGAGAGGAACTCTAGATCAAAATAATGGTAGGTTCTGTTTGACACCTGAGTATCCTAATGGTGTGTATGCGTATTTTGTTACTGTTGATGGTTCTACTCCAGTATTCCCATATATCTTAGGTGAGAATTATTATGGAGTACCTAGAGATTCAAATTACAATCAATCATTAACTCATAATGATGTACCAAAGTCATCAACTAGGTTGAGAACTACTGGTATTGCTAAGAATGGAGATAGAACAACTTTAATCGTTGATGAGATCAATACTGGTAGCATCTCTAGTGCAGAGGTTGTATCTAGTACCTCAACATTCTCAGTTGGGTCTACAGTTGAGATTAATAATGAAGGTACAGGTGGTCATGGTGTTACTGCTGAGGTTTCTTCTGTAAAAGGAAAGACAGTAGAATCTATTGAGTCACAAGAGACTCAAGGATTATTGATCAATCTATCCAATACAGCATATCTCTTTGATGGAGATACTATAACACAATCAAATACTGGTTCTACTGGTAAGATTGTTGGTGATGTCTTTAGTGGTAGTACATTTACTCTTAGAGATGTAAATGGTGTCTTTACAACTACTGATAATGTATATTCTAATACTACAGTAATAACTTTGATATTAGATGAAAACTCATCTTATACAAAAGGGGCAAATTTAGCATATACAGATGGTGTTGCTACTACTATTGCTATTGGAGAAGTATTAGAGAGTACTGCAAGTAAGAATACAGTTAAAGTCAAAGTAACAACTGGTGATTTTGTTGTTACTGATGACTATTTCATTAGAAGTAGTAATTTGATTGATAGTGTTGGTTCTAAACTTCTTAGTACCAATTCATTGAGTGCTGGACTTAACATATTCACTATCAATGACCATATAGCATTATTGAAAACTAATGGTAGTCATGGTGTTGGTATTGGTGATGACATTGAAATTGATATTAACCCTGATGATAGTGTCACTACAACTACACAGTATGTTAGAAGTAGAATATATCAGGAAGTCACTTTTGTATCACCAGCAGTATCTACAACATTAAATGATTCTGGTATAGGAAGAATAACCATTCTTAATGGTGGTGAGGATTATACAGATAACTTTGCTACTCCTGACGACTATCGTAATATTGCTTTAAAAGGTGGTTCTGGTAGTGGAGCAACAGCAGACTTTATGGTTGATCCTTCAGGTAGTGTTATTTCAGTTGTTATTAAGAATAAAGGAACTGGATATAAGAAATCTGATATCTTAACTGTTGGTGATGCTGATCTAGCAAAAACTGATTTGACTACACCTGCACTACAGGTTGAAGTTGATCATATTGGATTAGGAGTAACTAACACTATTGTTAATTTTGCTAGTAACATTGGATTTACAAAAGGTGATTACATTAAAATCGATGATGAGATTTTATTCTTACAAGAGAAGAATGTTGCAAATCAAGAATTCACTGTACAGAGAGGACAAAAAGGAACCAAAGCAGTAGATCACTATAATGGTGCTACAATCACTTTGGATGTTCCAGGATATACTCTCAACAAAGGTTATAAGATTGGTAATCTTGCTGGAGATGCAGTTATACAATCATATGATCCTGTTACACAGAAAGCACAAGTTGTTTGGGATTATGATGACACATTATCCACAATTATTCCCGTTTCGTTGAGTACTGTATTCTATGATACAAGTGAAGATAAGAGACTTGTACGTGTAAGTACAAAGGGTGATCCAATTGAAGTATTTGAGTTTTCCACAGACCAAATAAATTTCTCCAGAAATCCTATACTAAACATTAAGAAATTCTATAGTTACAAATTTGATGTATCTCACTCTTCAATGAGTGACAGAGAATTTGATATATCTCCTAGTATCAATTATAACATTAATACTCCAGAGAAACTTGATTCTAACAATATAGTAGATCTTAAATTAGGATTTGGTGCTAGAGTCGCTACAAACACCTATAGTACAAAAGTACCATTAAGTTATTCCAAGTATTACTATTTTGATAGAAATGGTGGTACATCTAGTGAGACTGGTTATTTGAATGTGGTTGATGATCCACTTCAAGGTATCAAGAAAGCATTATATGTAACAAATGATACAGTTGTATATGACACTGGTGTGACAGCACCACATGACGGTTCTGGAACTGTCACATATACATCTATGTCTAAGTTCTCTGTTGGTGCTATTGATAAGATCAATGTTATCAACGTTGGTGGAGAATATAAGAAATTACCTTTAGTAGTTGGTGTTACTCCAACTGAAACGCTGAGATCCACTGCTATCACTGAGGTTTACAATGGTTCTATTAGTGGTGTAACTATAGTTAATGCTGGATCAAATTATTCCAAACCAAAAGTAATTGTTGAAGGTAATGCAGTTCTTACTCCAGTAGTGAACAATGGATCACTTACTGGTATTATTATAACAGATGCTGGATCTGATTATACTGTTGCACCAGAAGTAACTATTGTAGAATCTGACATTAGAGTATATCTTTCTAGTGTTGATATTGGTATTCCTAGAAATATACGCATCATTAACAATGGTGGTGCTTATCATAATGATACTACATTAGATTCTACTATTAGATCAAATTATATACTTAAGGTATCTGATTTTACTACGTTTAGAATTGGTGAAACTATAGTTCAAGGAGATACTGCTAGAGCAACAGTTACTGCATGGAGAGATGGATCAAATATACTTTCTGTTAAAGATGTAACTGGTCTCTTTAGAGAAGGTTTAGAGATTAAGGGTCTTGCTAAAGGGAATACTGCAAAACTAGAAAGTATTTCATATACTGAGTTTACACCAAATATCAAAACGTATTTTGATAATCTTGGATCATATAGTGATGATCAGGGTATTGTTAGTTCATCTAATCAGAAGATCACTGACACATATTATTATCAGGACTATTCATACGTTGTTAAGTCAAAGACTTCAATTGATGTCTGGAGAGATTTAATAAAGAAAACTACTCACCCTGCTGGATTCCAGTTATTTGGTGAAGTACTTATTGAATCTGATGCACAGGCTAGCATGTCACCTATCACATCTAGTGATAGATCAAGTAGGATTCAATTATGGGATCCAAATAAAAATAAGATTACTGTTGTTAGCACTAAGAAGCAGATAACCGTTAATATTATTAAGACAGAACAACTTAAGGTTGAACAGGGATTAGGTTCTGTATCACGTGATACATTCTCTACTGAAGAGATTAGAGCTAAGCAACTATTCCTTAATGCAGACTTTACTGGTGGATTTACTGATAAGGGTAATCTAGAAGGACAGACATCATTCGTTCTAGTAGATGTGAATGGAAATGCTGTATCTCCATATAATGCACAAGCACTGACTATAACTCTTGATGGTATTATACAAGAACCTGGTTCATCATATGCTGTCAATGGTAGTAACATTACATTCTCTTCACCTCCATTAGGTCCAAGACATCAACTTGGTCAGGATATACCACAGGTTAAATTCTATTGTAGATGGTTTGAATTTAAGACTGATGCATTGAATGCTAGGTATCTTAAGAAACTAAGAAATATCTACCAGAGATCTGGTACTTGGATTGATGCTGCTAATCAGTTATCAATGAATAGAGCATATATTCAGTCAGAGACATTAGGTTTCATTAAGGCAGAATATCCAAATCTATCATGGGGTACATTAGGTCCAACATGTCATAGAGATATTGGTCTCATAGTAGACTCATTTGAGCATGATTTGAGATTTGGTGGTAATTCTAAAACAATTGCTGGTGGTGAATCATATTATAATAATGATCTTTTAGATTTCATTACAGGTGAGATTGAACCTACTATCAAAGCATTTGAGAAAGCAAAAGATCTTGCTGTTAAAGCAATGAGGAATACTTTGACTGCTGGTGAATATACATCATTAGATCCATATATCAATCTCAATATTCGTACAGGTAGTCCTTTTACTCCTAAGTGTGCAGATGTAGAGTCTGCTTTAGATTCTCTATATGAGAATCTTAAACAAACTATCGTAACAGGTCCAGGAACTGCTACAACATCTCTTCCTGACTATGTTAACAATGAGAACAAGATATTTGATTTGTATTATGATGATGGTGAAGAAGTAGTTACTGATCCTAATGAGAATTTAATAGTCTCAGTGAGTGGTATCGTACAACATGATAGTAACTATTCTATTGATAGAACTACTACACCAAATAAGATTGTATTTACTGGAGCACCTGTTTGGCAACAGCAAGCGAACACTAAGACTGTCCAAGAACCATTAGCAGTAGATAATATTGCTCTACATGGTATTGGTAACTATATCAGATGTGAAATAGAAACTTCTGGTATATTGGATGGATCTGCTGGTCCTTTCTTAATACTTGATAGTGTTACTAAAGAGGTTAAGAAGATTGATGATCCAGATTATGCATATGTTTTTGTAGATGGTGTATTACAGAGAGACACTGATTCTTATACTATCACTGGACCTGCTATTAGATTTACTAGAAAGATAAATCGAGACCGTAAGGTAGAGATTATAGTTCTTTATGGTAGAGATATACAACAGACAGTTACATTACATGATTTTGAACCAGGTACTTATTTCAATAGATTATCACTAAGAATCAATAATTCTAATGGTTTAGATGATTTTAAAGATCTAAGGAGTTGGTTTGATACCAAATATGATTTCCGTAGATTTGCATACCAAAAGGTTGGTACTGTCAAACATATGATTGGTGAAATCAAAAAGATAGAGCTTGATACTGTTACATCATGTATGTTAACTATTGCTGGTAACAATCCTGTATTTAATGGCAACGAACCAATATATTTCTCTAGTGATTATGTCAACTTCTCTGATGAGTTCTCTATTTCTCTCTATGGTATTCTAGAATATCAGAAAGATGAGTATGGTAGTCACAGAATGCAGAGAAATGCATCTCAGTGGTTATATGATAGCACAAAAGCAGATGATACATTCTATAAATCTCATAATTTGATATCTCGCCTTAATAAGGGTGATGTCATAAAGATAGATGGAGAAGATACTTGGAGAGATATTCAAGGATTACCAAGATATGTAAATCCAAAGAATTACAATCCTGGTGCTGAGATATCTTCTAAGTTCTTTGGTTCTGTATCAACTACCAATTACAATGGTGATACTAGAGGTGTAGGTTTAAGTGTTACTTGCACTATTGATAATGGTAAAGTTGTAGGTTTGGAATGGAATAAGAAGAATCTCAAATTATATTATGATGAGGGTATATTAGAACCCACTACTGCGTATGGTTATGATAGTACACCTGTACTACACTTCATTCCTGAAGATGGTAATGGTGGTGGAGCACATGCTGAGGTAATAGTCAGCAAAGGTCAGATTATTGATATCAAACTTATACATTCTGGATCTGGATATACTAAAGCACCAAAGGTTAGTGTTGCCAGAAAGTATAAGATCATCAAGAGACCTGATAGAAAGATCGACAGTATGGTTGGTCTTATCTTCTCTACTGCGGTATTAAAATCATCACCTGTTACAGTTACTACTTCGATAGACACATTTAAGGGTGTTGAGATCATTGGTGATACTGGTATTATCGGTGGTGGATCTGGTAGTATTGGTCTTGTTACCAATAAACCTGTTGTAGTTTCTACAATACAGAAAGTTGCTGATCTCAGTGGCAATGTATTAACTAAGGAACTCATTATATCATGGCCTACTTCAGTCACATCTGCCCTTATGGGAACATCAGTTGAGATTGAAATAGAAAGAAGTAGAGTAATACGTTCAAATATCAATCTTGATGTTGACGTTAAAAAAGAAATTGTGAAATATATCGAGACTGGTGCAGTCGATACATATAAATCATACTTTAACACTTATGGTTCCGCAATTTTAGGACCAACACCTGAGACATTTAATCGTGTTACTTATAACACAGGAGATGTACTTTCAACAGGTGGTAGACCAGTTTCCGAGTATACTGTGGAAGAGGTTTCTATGTGGGGAATCACTATTGAAGAGATTGAAAACTCAAAAGATACTTTATGGGTAGGTAATGTCAAATGGAATTTTGTTAATCCATCCATTAACTACTATATAAGTCAGTTGAACACTGCTGACTTACCAGATGACGGAGATGCAGGTTATGTTGCATCAGGTGCTATCGTCTATGCAAATACTACCAATTTTGCAGCAACAGGAACTATCCTAGTTGGACGTGAGCAGATAACATATACAGGTAAGTTGAGTGATCGTTTTACAGGATGTACTAGAGGCGTAAATGGTACTCCTATCGAGGAACATCTCGTGGGACAGTACATCAGGAATGCCCTATAAATAAATATAAATAACTCGGATTTAGTCTTAATTTAACATTTAGAGACCAGTGCTATGGCAGCTATTATTTCAGAAAAATTTAGGATCTTCAATGCGAAGCAATTCCTAGAGTCATTGAGCGAAGGTGCAAACGATGCAGATGCAGCTCGAACTAGAATGTATTTCTTCGTTGGAAGATCTGCAAAATGGGATGCTTACGTTGAAGTATTCAATGTAGACGGTACATTCGCAGCAGGTGAAACTGTTTCGGGTGGTGGATGGTCAGCAACAGTTGCTGAGGTTAATGAGAATAGTATTCTGGTTAACAACGTTCTTCCTACTGCTACAACTACACCTTCATTTGGAACTACCATCACTGGTGGTACTTCAAGTGCTACTGCTAAGTCTGGAGTTTATAGGTATGCTACTGAAGAAGCACCTCCTGCTCCAATTGATAACTATTCCGAGAAACTAGCAATTTATAATGAACTGATTGCTGCCAAGCGTATTACAGGACCATTTGCACGTCTAGTTGTTCCACGTTATAACTGGAACCTTTCACTAAATCCAAAGTTTGACATGTACCGTCCATCATACGCACCTACTCCAGGTGGCGGTGGTGCAGTTGGTAAGTCATCTGCTACTGGTCAAACTAGTCTTTCTGATGGTAAGTTCTATGTAATGAACTCTTCCTACGAAGTCTTTAAGTGTCTTTATAATGGCGAGAATCCTGCTAATCCAACAGGACAGAACGCTACTTATGAGCCTAAGTCACAACCTGCTAGTGGACAAGGTGCATTTGCTTCTGGTATCTACACAGAACCTTCTGGTACTGCTGGATATATTTGGAAGCATATGTTCACACTTCCTACAGCAGACGTTCTATCATTCCTATCAACAGACTTCATGCCTATTGTTGAGGCAACTGAAGCAAGTAGGGTGACTGTAATTGGACAGGCAGTTGATGGTGGTGTACACGTACCAGTTGTTCAAGATGCTGGTGCTGCTCTTCCTGCTACTGCAACACTTTATACTCCTGTATATGGTGATGGGTCAGGTGCTATTGTTAAATTCGCTACAGACGGTTCTGGAACCATCACTACTGCTGAAATGGAAGCTGTAGGTAGTGGATATACTTATGGATCAACAATTCTAGAAACTGGTAAGGTATTTACTGATGCAGGTCTTACATCTGCTGCTAGTGCATTCACTGGAGTTGCTTCCATAGAGGTTGTTATTTCTCCAACAGGAGGACATGGTTCTGACGCAGAGAATGAGTTATTCTCTAAGCGTGTCATGACAAATGTACGTTTGACATATGATGAGGGTAGTGGAGACTTCCCTGTTGATAATGACTTCCGTAGAATTGGAATTATTCAAGATCCATATGATTTCGGAACAACTAACTTTGCTTCTGCTTCAACATTACGTGGTACAGCTGTACTAAAGATTAATGGAGCAACAGCAGATTACACTGTAGATGAAGATATCTTCCAGTCAGTTACTGGTGGAACAGCATATGGTAAAGTTGTTTCTTGGGATGGTACTACAGGAGTACTTAAGTATTATCAATCACCAGAGTTACATAGTGACACTGGAGTTGTTAGAGCATTCGAATCGAATGCAGCAAATGCCGTTGTAGGTCAATCATCCACAGCTAGTGGAAATATAGATACTGGTGCTAATGGAACCGTGTCTGACATTGGATTTACAGGCGGTCTTGCATCTCCCGAAATCGCTGCAAACTCTGGCGAAATCGTATACATAGAGAACAGAAGACAAATTACTAGAGCTGCTGACCAAATTGAGGACATCAAACTAGTAATCGAATTCTAATTTACCCACCGTTATTAGAGACTGGTTGCAATGCCTCAAAAGACGAATCTTAATGTCGCACCATATTACGACGATTTTGACACTGACAAAAACTTTTACAAAGTACTCTTTCGCCCTGGATATTCTATCCAAGCGAGAGAGTTAACGCAGCTTCAGTCATTACTGCAAAATCAAATTGAGCAGTTCGGTAAGTATGCTTTTAAACAGGGTGAATTAGTCATTCCTGGTGAAATTGGTTTTAATAACAAATTACATTTTGTTAAACTATCTTCGGTATCTGAGATACCTACAAACCAAAATGGTCAGATAGTTTATAAGAAATATGATGTATCACAATTAATAAATCGTCAGGTTAAAGGATTAACTTCTGGAGTTATTGCAACTATCCTTCAATCTGCTACTGCAACAGAAACTGCTGCTGATGTATTATATGTTACATATACTAACAGTGGTGATGCAGGTAATGAGGAAACATTCCGTCAAGGTGAGACCCTAGAGGTTGTAGACGGTGTTAATACACCACTTATGGTGGTTGGAACCGATGGAAGCGTACTTCCTACTAGTATTTCTATTACTGATCCTGACACAGGTACATCGTCGTCATTAGAGAGTCCTGCAATGGGATATGCTTCTGCTGTTAAAGTAGAAGAAGGTATTTACTTTGTTAATGGTTATTTTGTAAGGAACGATGCACAGTTATTGGTCATCGACAAATATTATGATTCTCCATCTGCTAAAGTTGGATTTAAAATCAATGAGAGTATTGTAACTCCTGAAGAAGATGCAAGTCTATATGACAATTCAATAGGATCTTCAAATTATTCTGCGCCTGGAGCACATAGGTTAAGTATCAAGTTGAGTCTCGTTGTATACTCATTAGACCAGAAGACAGATAAGAATTTCATTAAACTACTTCAGATCAAAAATGGAGTGGTACAAACACAAGTAACACAAACTGATTATAACCTATTAGAACAGACTCTTGCACGTAGAACTTATGATGAGTCTGGTGATTATGTTGTTGACAACTTCTCTCTTGATGTAAGGGAGTATTATCAGAAGAATGGTAATCTTGGTATCTATGGAAAGGATGCAGATGGTCTAGTAAATGGTTTATCTGAATCTGATGCTGGTAAGAAGTTAGTTGCTAGTGTTGGTCCAGGTAAGGCATATATTAAGGGTTATGAGATTGTCAACAAAGAGACCAAATATATTGACGTTGATAAAGCACGTGAAACTCTAAACAGAGAAGATATACGTCTAAAAACTAAAGGTCTACCAACCTATAGAATTACTAATAACTACAGTTCGATACCAGTAAACTCAGAAGGATCTGAACTTACATCATACCCTAATGTATATCTGTCTGCTGCATTTAATGACGGATCTATTGGTATGAATAATACTGAGATGGATACTGATCCTAAGCAGACTATTAATAGGAGAGGTTCTTTCTTTGATATTAATCAAGGTATCAAAACAATCTATATTGAAGTTGATAATAACTATGCAACACGTGTAGCAGGTCTTACTGGTGCTAACTTTAGAACTACTGCTGATGGTATTCCAACTCTTTGGTATATTCAATCACGTGGAACTACTATTATAGCAAATAGTTTTGATGTCCTATCTTATTCTAAAGTTCCTAGAATAGAAGCAAACCCAGATGATACAGTTACATTCCTAGAGATAACTGTAACTGCACAGAAAGATCTTCTAGATGATTTCCTTATTGAATATGATGAGACTGATGCTAATAAGTACAGGTTTATCTACATCAATGAGAATGATGCTGAGACACCTGGTTCTGTTCCTTTTGGTAAGATTGTTGATTACAATGAAACAATTACTCCAGTCATAGGTATAGCAAAACCTAGTAACTATACTCTATTGGAGAGAGGTGCTGGATTCAATTCTGATACTGATATTGTTGTATCTAAAGGAAGACTATCAAATGGTGATGCAACATATAATAGTACATTTGGACTATCTTACTTTGATCCAAACTTCTTCACTAAGATACAATTAGATGATAAGATTTCTATTTCTGGCAGTTTCACTCCAGGACAATATGTTAGAGGTCTTACTAGTGGTGCTTATGGTGTCATAGAAGGAACATCTACAGGATCCTATACTTCAAATAAAACCCTTATGGTTAAAGGTTTATTTGGTGTATTTAAGAGTGGTGAAGTTATTGCTGATGAAAGTGGTAATACATTAAGGATCGCTAAAGACAATACCATATCACATTTTGTTGTTAATAGTAGAGGAGCAAATCATGCACTTGATGCTACTATTAGAGTTGATGGTGTTGAGTATGATAATTCAAAAATAAAGGTTGATGTTAGTGGTGATCAGTTAGTATGGAGAGTTTCTATTGTTGATAGAGATGCTGCTTTAGTTGAATACTCACAACCACCATTAGTTGAAATTGTTGATCCTAATGCTACTAGTCAAGCAGTTGTAACTCCAGTATTGGTAAGAAATGCTGTTACAACATATACTCCACAGAATGTTAAATCATTCTACTCTCAATTTGGATCTGGTAATGCTAATACATTCACAGCAGATATTGAGATTAGTAAAGAGAAGTATTCTGAGGTTGTTTCAGTAACTGATTTTACTTTCAGTGGAAACAAAGGAAGAAAGTATATTGAGTGTACAGGATTTGGTGGAGATGCAACAACATTTGTTATTCATGGAGATTTAGTTCAGTTTACAGATGATACTGGAAATCTTGTAAGAGGTGTTGTACAACAATCTACTAAACCTGCTGGTGTATATAAATCAAGGATCTACTTAGATAGATCATTACCTAATGATGTTACTAACGCTAGTGTTGTTAGAGTAAGACCATCTATTGAGAATTTCAATCAAGGAACTTTACTTTATAAGACTGGTTCTAATCAGATAAGTTCTATTGTTGCATCTCCTGATGATTCCAAGATTACCTACTATCTCAGAAGAGACTTTATATCTACTGGTTCTGGTGGTTCTGGTGCTATTACTTTTGCTGCTCAACTCCCATTTGGAACTCAAAGATTTGTATCATTTAGTGAAAGCAACTTCTTAATTACAGTACTTGATCCAGGAGATGCTCCTGACGTTGCTGCTGGTGATGTAGTTTATATTACTTCAGATCAAGTTGAGATAAAGGCATCTACTGATGCTGCTAGTGGTTTGACATCTGGTAGTGTTAAGTTGAATCTACCTGCAAACTATTTTGGATCTGCATCCTATACGACATATCCAACACTTAAGTTAACTGCTACTCTTGAAGTTACTAAAGCAAAACCAAGACTTAAGACAGCAAATTTAAACAAGAGAATCATTGTTGAAGCTCTTGGAGATAAAATTATACCTTTTAGAGGTAGAGATTACGATACAGAGTCTTTAGATGTATACAGTTATGCTGATGCATTTAACTTGAGGTATGTCTATGAAGGATCTACTTCAACACCTCCTGTAGTTGATAAAGCAGGTAACCTAGTTACTGGTACTGATGTTACTAATAGGTTTACATTTGACGATGGTCAAAGAGACACAATATATGATATCTCTAGACTTGTCATTAAACCAGGTTTCGAAGCACCAACAGGTCAGTTAGTAATTGCTTTTGATTACTTTGACCATACTTCTGGAGATTTTATTACAGTAGATTCATATTTACATGAAGCTGGTGTTGGTTCTGAAGAGATTCCATCATTTAACTCACCTGTACTTGGTAAGATATCACTTAAGGATGTTCTAGACTTTAGACCTAAAGTAGATAACAATGCAATCATAGGTGGATATCAGAATACATCATTGTTGTCTGCACCTAATGCTAGATCATTCACTGGAACTGGTGGTATTGTTTCTAGTACTCCTGCTCCTGATGTTGGATTAGAATATACATTCTCATTCACACAGACACAATATCTTGATAGGATTGATGGATTGTTCTTGAATAAGAAAGGTCAATTCATTATTAAACAAGGTAATTCATCACTCAACCCATCTAAACCAGATGTTATTAGTGATGCTATTGCATTGTATTATATGTACATCCCTGCTTTCACAGAGACAGGTAAGGATGTAAGAATTACTCCAGTTGATAATCGTCGTTACACAATGCGTGACATTGGTAAGTTGGAGAAACGTATTGAGAGACTAGAATATTACACAACGTTAAGCATTCTTGAGCAACAAGCACTGAATATGCAGATCACTGATTCTGCTGGTGTTAATCGCTTTAAGAGTGGTTTCATTGTGGACAATTTTGAGACTCATAGGATTGGATCCTTAAAGTCATTAGATTATAAGTGTTCTATTGATACACAACAATCTGTATTGCGTTCACAGGCAAAAGAAGACTCTATTGATCTAGTTGAAGTTAATACTAGAGATGATCAGAGATCTGTTTCTGGATATCAGAAGTCTGGTGATGTAGTTACTCTACCATATCACGAATTAGAATTACTAGGAAACAACTTTGCTACTAAGACAGTTAATCCTAACCCATTTGTTGTTCTCCAATATGTTGGTGATTCCTTTATTGGTCCTAATGTAGATTCTTGGTATGACAGCAGTGTTGAACCTTTGGTGACAGATAACAACACTAATCTATATTCTATTTTCCTTGCTAAGGAAAACTTAAAAGAAGCATTCTCAAGTCTTTATAATTCATATAAAGTTAATTGGTTAGGTGCTAACCAAGCATTCTATAATATTGGATCATTTGCTGAAGTTAACTCTAGTATTGCAGATTCTAATGTTGCTACTGCTAGTGTAGGTACATCTTCAAATATTAGTCCACAAAACAATGAAGTTGGTAAGGGACTAGTAACTAAGGGTGTAGGATCAAATGTTGTTGCTACATCATTATCATACTTTGCTAGAAGTATTCCTGTTAAATTTAAAATTAATAGACTAAAACCAAATACAAGGGTTTATGTCTTTATGGAAGGTAGAGATATTGCTAGATGGGTAAATCCTGACCTTAAGTATACTGGTATTGCTGCTAACTCATTATCAGCATTTAATGGTGCTATTACTACAGATAATAATGGTAATGCTAGTGGTGTTATCCTTATTCCTGCTGGTAATCCACCTAGAGAGAATGCTGTATGGTCTGGTAGTGTCGATACTGTATCATATGATACAGATGCTGATGAATTAAGGTTCAGCACAGGTGTTAAGACAATCAGATTTACATCTAGTTCAACTGATGCCGAAACAGAGTCTGTAGAGACATTCGCTGAAGTAAAATTCTATGCTACTGGTATAGTACCTGAGAATCCTTCTTCTATTATATCTACAAGACCTGCATTCTTTAAAGCAAATGAAGGTACACAGATTGTAGGAAGTAATACACAGAATCCTATAAGACCAAATCCATTCGCTCAAACATTCTTGGTTGATGGGTTTGAAGGTGGTGTATTTGTAACAAGTCTAGATCTATTCTTCAATAAGAAGAGTGATAATATTCCATTAAGAGTTTATCTAACTGATGTTGTTAGTGGAAAGCCAGGTAAGAACATTGTTCCTGGTACTCAAAAGGTATTGACACCAGAGACATTCTTAAAAGTAGTCGCAAGTGATACACTTACGATTACTAAAGGTGAAAATGTAACTGGATCTAAATCAAATGCCTCTGGTCCTATCAGTAAGGTAATTGATAAGAATAATATTGAGATTGTTGCTAGTACAACAGGTTTGTATACACTCACGAATGATCAGGTGTATACAGTTGTCTTGGATAACAACAACGGTAAGAACTTTGTACAAGATGAACTATTAAACGTTACATCTATTACACAAGCAAATAATGCTAACAATACAGAATTTACATTAACTATTGCTAAGGATTCTGGTCGTGTAACTGAATTGAATGTTGTCAATACAGGTAGTGGATATGATTCTGCTATTATCACTATTGAAAGTCCACAACTTCCTGGTGGTGGTAATGCTACTGCTACAGTTAGAGTTTCACAGGGTCTTGTATATGATGCAGAGATGACACTTTCTGGTTCTGGTTATACTGAACCACCATCTATTGTTCTTAGAGGAACAGGATCTGGTAATGCTGGTGCTGTAATTGAATCTCAAATTACTATTGATACACCAGCAGTTAGAATGGGTGTTGCTACTGATGTAGAAGGAGAAACACAATCTATAACTCCTACTAAGTTTGAATTTGATTTCCCTGTATATCTTGAGAACGATACTGAATATGCTCTTGCTATTGAGACAGACTCAGTTGATTATGAATTATGGTCTTCTCAATTAGGTGGAGTTGAAATTGCTACTAGTCAAATTGTTACAACTCAACCATCTTTGGGATCTCTATTCAGATCACAGAACACAGGTGATTGGACTGAGGATATATTTGAAGATGTTAAGTTTGTATTGAATCGTGCAGAGTTTGATATTAGTAGAACTGCAAGTTTACTACTTTCCAATGCTGATCTAGGATTTGAAGCACTTGACCATCATCCTATTGAAACTAATGCAGAAGCAAATACTACTGCTACATCAACACTATTCAAGAATAACAATTATGTTGTTAAGGTTAACCATAGAGACAATGGTTTTGATCTTGATAAGTCATGGGTTTACTTCAAGAATGCAGTTGATGTTGGTGGTGTAACTGCTTCCTCACTAAACAGCAATCTTTATAAGGTTTCTAATACTGGTGTTGATTACTATAACATCACTGGAGCTAGTAGGGCATCTGGTAATTCCTTTGGTGGTGGTACAAATGTACTAGCGACATACAATAGAAAGTTTGAAAAGGTATTTGCTTCTGTATCTAACTTAACTTTCAGTCAAACTAAAATTGATAGTTTTGTTAAGACTACAAATATTGCACCAATAGATGATAATGTTGGAACCTTTGTATCATACTCACAAACTGATTATGAGAAGACTTTCTTAAATGAAGACTTCTATTTCATTAATCAGAAGATTGTTGCTTCTAAGATTAATGAAACTGCTAATGGTATTGATAATTCATTACTTTATAAACTTGATCTATCAAGTACTGTCACTCATCTTTCACCAGTTATTGATCTTTCAAGAGCATCTGTCAAGACTATTACTAATCGTATTGAATCTGCTACAGGTTCGGAGGATCGTTATGGTAGAAGGAATCAAATTGTAACTTTCTTGCCTGTGTATTCATTCACTGCTTCTGGTCTACAAGGTGCTGAAATAATCAATGATAGTCAAACTATTGTTGGTGTTACATCTAAAGCAGAAGGAACTATTGTCAAGGTTGATGGTAGTACTGTGTTTGTTAAAATAACAACTGTTAATACATTTGTTGCTGGAGAAGTATTAACATTTAGTAGTGATACTTTTGCTGGTGATATTAAAGTTGGAACAGGTGGTCTTACTAAGTTTGAGTTTGATATACCAAATACTACTACACCTCCAACATATGTAACTGCAAGGAACCCATCAGTTCCAGCTCAAACATATGACAATAAGATTTCTGGTAAGATAGTATTGTGGAATACTAAGTCTGGTGAATTAACTACTGTTAATGATAAGCAACCAATTAATAATGATTATACTGGAAGACTTATTGATAGTAGTAGTTTTGATAGAAATGCTAATGTAGATGATCAGTTGAATGATATCTTTAGAGTTGGTGATTTGATTTCATATCCAAATCAACCAGTAGATGAAGCAAGTTTCATTGAAGTCTCTCATGTATCATATTCTGATGGTATTGACTTTATTTCTGAATTACAGTCTAAGAATAGTTCTGGAATTTCTAAATATGTCACTAAAGAGATTTCTATTGAAAATCCAGCTACATCTATTGATGTAAAACTTACTGCTAATGTAACTGATACTAAGAATTTACAGATACTTTATAAACTCAAGAAGTCTTCCTCACAGGAAAACTTCGAAGATATTGAATGGATTTATTTCAATACTTCAGGTGAACCTGATGTTGATACTATTGCTTCTTCTGAAAATTCTATTAGTGGTATTACAGAGAAACAATCATCATATCAAGAACTATCTTACAGCATAGAAAATCTACCTGAATTTTCTTCTTATGCAATTAAGATTGTTATGAAATCTAATAATCCTGCATTCGTTCCTAAGATTCAAGATATGAGGGCAGTAGCATCTTATTGATATGAATCATTTGAAAGTTGAGAATGAAGACCATCTATATCGTGATGTAAATACAGGTGCAATAATAAATACTGACAGGTCTTCCTTCGCCAAATATAAAGCATCCAGAAACAAGTACCGTAATATGGAGCATGAATTGGACTATGTTAAAAGTGAACTACATGAACTCAAGACCCTCTTAAAACAATTGATAAAGTCCGATGGCAGCCATAGTAGTTAATAAGACTGATACCTTTGAAGTTCAAAGGCAAAAGATAAACCAGATAGGGTCTGAGTTTGATACGTTTGTGACGAATCAGACGACTCTGAACTCTACTTTCATCGAACTGACTGATATATCAGTTACCAAACTTAATGCAGGTACTGCTAACTTAACTTATGATAATACTACTGGTGTACTGACATATACTCCACCAGATTTATCAAACTTTATAACATCAATTGGTGACGCTATTCAGGATGCAGACTTCACTACTGCTGGTCTGATGAAGACTGATGGTGCTGGAAATTATAGTGTAGTAACAGATAACTCTTCTAACTGGATTGCTTTAACAGATCTTTCTGTTACTCAGATGCCAGCTGGTAATCAAGGACTTTCATATAATAATTTAACTGGCGTATTCACATTCACACCACAGGATGTAAGTAACTACGTAGCATTATCAGATCTTTCTGTTACTACTAACACTGCTAATGGTGGTGGTTCTTTATCATATGCTAATGCTACAGGTACATTTACATATACTCCACCAGATCTATCAAACTTTATAACATCATTACCAACTCATAGCATTAATGATCATAGTGATGTTGATACAACTGGAGTAGCAGATGGTAAGATACTTAAATATGATGCTTCAGCATCTTCATTTGTTATTGCCGATGATGGTGGTGCATCAGGAATTAATAATATAGTTGAAGACACCACACCTCAACTTGGTGGTAATCTTGATGTTAATGATAAGATTATTGAATTTGGTGATAGTTCAGGTGCTAGTGATAATAGACTAAAATTAGGAAGTCATGATGATATCCAGTTATATCATGATGGTACAACGTCAATCTTTAAGGAGAAGAAAGGACAGCTTGATATTATTTCTGAACCTAATAGTGGTCCTGGTAACATTGATATAACATCAACTACTCTCAATTGGATTTCTGGATCTACTACAGTAGTTGAATTGGCATCTACTGGATTAAATGTTATTGGTACTGTCACTTCTGATGGATCAACTACTGATGGTGATGCTACATTTAAGGGTGGTACTGCTGATCTTGTTTGGGATAAATCAGATAATTGTCTGTACTTCTATGCTGGTACTACTATAAAGGATGCTAGTGGTGATAAAGGAACATTAGGACAGGTATTAGGTGCTAATGGAGCTGCTGGTCTTGATTGGTTAGATTTTGATTTAGATAATCTTGCCAATGTTAATATTCAGTCTTTACAAGATACACAAACTATTAAATGGGATGCTGCTACTAGTAAGTGGGTAAATGCTTCTAGTGCAGGTGGAGGAGGAGAAGGTATAGCATTAACAGATATTTCTGTAGGTGCTAATGGTACTGCTACTGGTGGTGGAGCACTTTCATACAATAATATAACTGGTGTATTCACATTCAGTCCAGCAGTTGTAGGTAACTTTATTCAGTTGACAGATCTTTCTGTTGGTGTAGAAGGTGCTGCGTCTGGAGATGGTGGTATATCCTATGATGATAGTACAGGTGTACTAACATACACACCTCCAGATCTATCTGGTTATCTAACTGAATATACTGAGACAGCAGATCTTCAGGACGTTACAAGTAATGGAGCAACAACGAATGTTTCAACAACTATCTTTACTGGTGGTAGCGGTGCTGCTCGTTTAGATGTACAAAATGCTGGAGGTTATGCTATCAGTTTAAATGCTGCTTCTGGTGTTGGAATTAATACTGCTGATGGTGTTGGACTTAATATTGGTAACCTCGCTACTAACGTATGGAGAGCACAGATTGATGGATCCACTGGTGATATAACTGGTAACAAATTTGTTAAGACAAGCGGAACATCATCACAATTCTTAAAGGCAGATGGTTCTGTTGATAGTAGTACATATCTAACTTCAATAGACATTAGTTCTGAGAACCTCAACGATCTTGCTGACGTTAATGCTGGAACACCTACTGATGGACATGTATTGAAATGGGATGCTGGTACATCTAAATGGATTGCTGCTGCTGACCAAACAGCAACAGGTGGTTCTGGTATATCATTAACAGATCTTTCTGTAACCACTAACACAGCAGGTACAGCAGCGTTATCTTACAACACTTCAAATGGTGTGTTCTCATACACTCCTCCTGATCTTTCTGCTGTAAGTACAGACCTAACAGCATTCTCTGTTGGTTCTAATGCTACTGCTTCAGGTGGTGGTGGACTTGCATACAACAACACAAATGGTGTATTCACATATACTCCTCCAGATCTTAGTAGTTACATAACTGGTCTCTCTATGGGAGAACTTGATGATGTAACTATAACAGGATCACCAGCAATTAATTCAGTATTGAAATGGAGTGGTACAGCTTGGATAAATGGAACTGTTGCATCAGGTGGTCTTGATAATGTTGTAGAAGATACTTCTCCACAGTTAGGTGGTAATTTAGATTGTCAATCTGCAAATGTAGATTTCTATACTGGTGGTGCTTGTTTCGGTGGAGACAGTGGATCATATGCACCTAGATTGTATATTAGTCATACTACAGCATCTGGTGGTACATCATTTATAGATGATGCTAGTGCTAATGGTTTAAACATCCTGTATGGTAGTGGTGCTAGTGGTAAGGTTGTAGTTAAAAACAGAACAGGAAGTACTCAATTAACCATTAATGATGCTAATGGTGTTAAAGTTGCATCAAAACTAGATTTGTCTAGTGCTACTATCAATGATGGTACTAACACAGGTTCATCTGGTCAGGTTCTAACTTCTACAGTAACAGGTGTAGCATGGTCAAATGCTCTAACATTAAGTTCACTTTCTGTAGGTAGTGAAGGAACAGCATCTGGTGATGGTTCTATTTCATATAATAATACAAACGGTGTATTCACATATACTCCACCAGATTTAAGTGATTTCTTAGATACTACAACAGTTCTTGCAGATCTATCTGATGTTGTTATTACTGGTTCCCCTTCTGCTGGTCAAGTAATCAAATGGGATCAATCTACTAGCAAGTGGACTAACCAAGCGGATGCTAGTGGTGCTGGTGCTGGTGGAAATGACACAGAGGTTCAATTTAATGACAATGATGCTTTAGCAGGTGATCCTAAGTTTACATGGGATAAGTCAGCTGATCAGTTGTTTGTAAATGGACAAATAATAATGCCACGTGATAGTACTACAACTGGTACTGATGCTCATATTATGATTGGAACAGATGGTGACTGGGAAGCATTCCATAATGGATCTTCTACTTGTCTAAGGAACCAAACAGGAATCTATGCTATACAAAATGCTGCTGATAGTCAAGAATTACATATTCAAGCATATGGCAACATAAAGATAGCAGATATGATTGGAACCAATTATGTCTTCTGTAATGATGGTGCTGGTGTTGATTTATTCCATGGAGGAACGTGGAAATTAAAAACACATGCCGATGGCATAGAGATTAATGGTGTAATAAAAGATGCTCAAGGTGATAAAGGTACTGCTGGTCAGGTACTTTCAAGTACTGGTACTTCATTAAATTGGATTACTCCAAGTACTGATTTGAGTAGTTCTGTTATTGGAGATCTTCAAGATGTAACTATATCAGGATCACCTTCAACTAATCAGTTCTTAAGATGGAATGGTTCTTATTGGACTAATCAAACAGTTACTATTGGTAGTGGTACTGTTACTAGTGTTTCAGGTGGCACAGGATTGAGTGGTACTGTAACAACTTCAGGATCATTAAGTCTATCTTCCAGTGGAGTTTCGTCAGGAACATATGCAACACCATCGTCAATAACTGTTGATACCTATGGTAGAATCACTAGTATTACAGGTGGATCTGGTGGTAGTGGTTCAGCAGGTGTATACAGAGTCCATCAATCTGCATCATCTGGTACACTGTCTATTAACAGTAATGCTAATGGTTGGTTAGTTATTGTTGTTGGAGCAGGTGGAGGAGCAGGTGTTGCTCTAGGAACTTCAACTCAAGGTGTTGCCACTGGTGGTGGCGGTGGTGGCGGTGCAGTCATGTGGTTCTATAGTAAATCAGAAATGGGTACTGGAACAATGAGTTGGAGTATCGGTTCTGCTGGATCTAGTCCTGCATCTGGTATAAGTAATGGTGGTAATGGAGGTGGTAGTACCTTCAGTCCAGGATCAGGAGGAACTGGTCCTTCCCTATCTGCTCAAGGTGGTAATGGTAGTATCTTCCATGGAATAAGCACTGTCTGTGGTGATGGTGGTGGTCCAGGTAATGGTACTTGGGTTACATATGATGGTGACACTACTGCTGTTATGCGTGGTATGGATGGATCCAATGGTCATGCTGTAGAGGGCAGTAGCACTTGTAAAGGTGGAAGACCTGGATTCCCAGTATCTCCTGCATCAGGTGGTTCTAACTGGGGTCGTGGTGCTTCTGGTGCTGCTAGTAACAATAGTAACTGGGCTCAGGGTGGCACTGCCATAGATGGTATATGTACAATTTACGAATTCTAAAATGATTAACGATTTAACAGATCCTAATGCAAAACGATATGCATTAATTGAAGGTGGGAAGGTAGTCAATATTGTCAAAGCACCTGTTGACTGGCCTGCTCCTGCTGGTCAAACTAAAGTAGAGGTGGAACAACATGCCCTTGTAGATATTGGTGATGAGCATGATGGTACTAGTTTCACAACTCAAAAATTACTTAGAGTTCTAACTGATGAAGAAAAGTTTGAAAATCTGAGAGCAGAAAGAAATGCATTGTTGAACACAACTGATTGGACACAACAAGGTGATGTGCCAGATGCAATTAAAACTAAGTGGCAAACATATAGACAAGAATTGAGAGATCTTCCTGCTAATACTGATATATCAACTACTACTACTGGAATTACTGACGTTTCATGGCCCACAAAGCCAACATAAATAATATTTTAATGATTTGTTATGGAAGCAAGTAAAATAAGATCTGAACTCACAAGACAATTAGGTGAGACAGAGACTAAAATCACCACACAGGAAAAGAGTCTCACTGAACTGAAAGAATATAGAATCAAAATTATTGGTGGATTGGAAACACTAGATCTTCTGGAATCTCCTGATCCAGATGAACTTGCGGCTAATGGTGGAAAACTACCACCACCAGCAAAGAAGACTAAATAAAAGAAATTCTAGAGTCTAATGGCAGCGATACCTGTAAATATAGTCGTTGACCGTCATGCTAACTATGACGTGACTTTCTTTATTACTAATAAAGATGGTACGCCACTCAACATGACAGGATATACTGGTGAAGCAGCTTTTAAAACAAGCTACACTAGTTCTACTAGCGTGTCTGTACCTTTGGTATTTGTCAATCGAACTGCTGGTGAGATTGGCATATCTATGAATAGTACAGAAACAGGTGCTTTAGACCGTAGAAGATATGTTTATGATATTCTCTTGACTGCTCCAACAGGATACAAGACAAGAGTTATTGAAGGATTAGTAGAAGTTAATCCTGGAGTATCATCCTGATGGCAGAGTATACCGTTAGAGTTGGATCTCAGCAACATAGTGTTGCTCTGAGAGAGAACCCTGCGTATAACTTGGATGTCAATTATCAAATTCCAACCAAGTCTACACAGTATACAAACCTAATACTTGATGATATATCTGGTGGATTTGATGGTGTAGAAGATCAATTCAGTCTTTCTGTTAATGGATCTCCTTATACACCAATAGATGAACAACAATTGTTGATCTCTATTAATGACGTAGTTCTTAAACCAAATACAGACTACATTGTTTCTAATGATCAGATTGTTTTTACTACTCCACCTACTGCTGGTCAAAAATTTTCTGGTGTTGCCTTAGTTACTACGGCAGATTTAACCAGAACTTTGAATTTTGTTATTGATGCTGGATCATTCCCAATGGCAATTGGACCAAAGGGTGATATGGCAATAGATGTCACTGGTACTATCGAGTCTTGGATTCTAGTAGCAGACATCGCAGGTAATATTGAAATAGATATATTGAAGTGTGCTTATGATGATTATCCTAACTTCACTTCGATAACAGGAACAGAAACACCAAAATTAGGTATTCTAAATACCAGTACAGAAATAAAGGCGAAGGATGATAATCTTTCGACTTGGAACACCACAGTTAATGCTGGAGACATTTTTAGATTCAATGTAAACCATGTCCTGAACATAAGTAAGGCTAGTGTTGCATTGAGGATAAAATTATAAATAATTGGTGGTTATAAATAATCATACATAGCAACGTAATTAGGACAGAGGAAAACAATGGCACTCTTAGTCACCGACAACGGCGAAATTGATTCTCTAAGGAATCTGCTGAATTATTCACAGAATATCCCTAGGAACCTTATTCTTAAGTTGTTCACTACAGATACATATCCTGCTGAGAGTGATACTCCCTCTCAAACAAGATATTTCGAACCATATACCGATAACAATACTAACGGTTACGGTTCAGGACCTACTACAGGTTATCCTGGAATCATTAACAATAGAACTGATCAGGATTATGCACAGCAATATGGTATCTTACTGAACGGTAACCGTTGGGGAATCGAGACTGAACCAACTGCTGTTACAACAACTAATGGTGATGGTACATCTGGAACATACCTAGTTACGGTTGCTTCTAACACAGGTATTAAAAAGGGTGACTATGTTACTGGTGGATCTGTCGGCACTGGTGCATATGTTGTTGACATTGATGGTACTACACTTAACCTAAGTGTTAAGAACACTGGTAACTTCACTGCACAACCATTGAGTTTTGGTAGAGGTAGAACAACTGCTTCTTATCCTGAGCAAACATTCACCTTTGATGGTCCTGCTGGTAACGTATACGGTTATTTCCTCTCACGTGCTAACAACATGCCTACAACCATTCATGGTGTGGCTGATGCTGGTACTGCTGCTGCTGGAACACAGATTTCTAAGTCTGGTGTAAGGGGAACTATCGGTAACAACTATATTACTCTTGCTGCTGTTGCTGCAACTACTGCTTCTACTGGTACTGCTGGTGAGTTCGAAGTTGTTGTTACATCTACAACTGGAATTGCTGTTAATCAGCGTGTTACAGGAACTAACGTTGCTCAGGGAGCACGTGTTACTGGAATCGTTGGTACTACAGTTTATCTAAGTAAGGCAAACGGTGGTGCTGTTAGTGGCGACTTGGTATTCCAAGCAAACGTTGCTGAGGATCTTGCTCTTGGAATGAGAGTTTCTCAGACAACTACACCTAACGGTATCGATGCCAACACAGTTATTACTGGTATCGATTACGAAACAGACGATGCAGATGGAACAGTAACTGTATTCCTCAATAACGTTCTTATTGAGAACATTCAGACTTCTAACGGTAATGACGTTGTTAAGTTTGACTTCAGTAAAGTAACTGCTACAGGTCATGGTCTAGAACCAGGCGACGCAGTTTATATCGATCAGGGAACAGGTAATACCACAACTACTGCTGGTACTTACATTGTATTTGAGACACCTGATGCAAACACCTTCACGACTACTAAAGCACTTGATGGTACAGGTTCTGTGACACTCTATGATGCGATATTCTTCGCTGAAAGGTTCACAAATGGTCCTTACGCTATTCAAAACGCTGGTGACCAGATCAAAGTAACTCTGAACGTCAGCCTAGACTGATTAATTCAATTGATTTCATTATTATGTGTGAGGGGATTCAGTACTGGATCCCCTTTTTATTTTAGTGGAGGGTAAATGGCAACGCACATCTATACAACTGGTATAGACGGACCTTATGGGTCTAGTTTTGCGTTGCGTATTTTTAGTGGCGAGAGACATTCATATTCATGGAATCCTTCATGTGTTGAGGAGTTTATACAACTCGACTACGGTTTAAATTCATTAGCATTAACACCCACAACCATCATAGATGGTGGATCTATCAACGACGTAGAAGCTGTCGAAGTAGATGATTGGGGTAGAATAATTTACACAGATACTGTCCGACCTTACGGTTTTGTTAGACCGAAGACTGCTACAACGTGGACAGTTCTACATGCATGGGTTGGTACAGGTACTGTCTTTGAGATGGTCGGTAGTTACTATCGTCTGTCTGCTCCTTGGATCGTTCAAGGTACGGTACGAGTATCAGGTAGTGCGGTTACACACTGGGTTCCAGACCTCGAATTCTTCGGGTTGTTTGGGATCCAGTCCCTCACAACGGAAGCTTTCTCTAAGAAAGAATCTGGTGAAGGTGAACTGTACAAGCTTGGTGCTGGTGCAGTTACTAGAAGTATTTCAATTGAGTCCAAAGGACTATTCAGATTTAAGAGTAACGCAGGGGTTTCCTTCAGACCTAACTGGGTGGGATCAGGTACAGCCCAGATTTCAGGAGAAGTCTCAGATATTAAGCGTACATTTGGATTTGAGGGTTCAGGTACTCTACCTAATATTAGTAGCGAAGATAACAGAAGAACATACGCATATAATAATTCTGCTGTTGTTCCATTCGAATATGAGGACTACGGAACGATTCCGATACAGTCCTATCAAATCATTACTACAAACCAAGTACTGTCAGGTGTAAGTACTGGTTCTGTAGTACAAATTAATCCTACAATAACTGCAACTGTAGATCCTAGTGGATATCAGATTGCACCTCATTCGGGTACGTTTACAAACTCGATTGAACATGCTCCAGTGTCTGTTGGTAAGACAACCAACCTTGACTGGGGTCTTCTTAGTATCACTGGTACTCTATATCCATACGGTCTCGGTCAAGTCAAGGGTACTGCTAAAGTTAACTTTGTACCTAATTGGATTGGTACTGGTGAAGTTAAAGTATTTGGTAAAGGTAGAGGAAGAACCAAACCGAAATGGATTGGATTCGTCAGGAATCTTGTTGCTGGTACTCTTGCAGAGAGAACTGCTGTCACTGAGATTGGATCTGGTGTACTATTCAACTTCTCTAGGGCAGACGAGACATTTACCTTTACCTATGAAGGTTCTGGTAATCTATACAAAATTGGTGGTGGTGAAGAAAGTGTCACTACAGACTACGTTGGTACTGGTACTCTCGCTCCACTTCAATCTAACGTTAAGGTCAACTTCGTACCTAACTGGAGAGGTTCTGGTGTTGTTGATGTCAAAGGTGAAGTCTCCAACGTTAAGAGATCATTTGGTGAGCAACCATTTGGTGTCATTCCAGTCTTCACTGGAGATGCATATGCTGAGAGAGTTACTTGGGATTACAACGATAGTTCTATCTTACCATTTGGTTATGAAGACTTCGGTCCATTACCAGGAACTGCTACTGTCGAGGAGATCAATACAAATACGATCCTCTCAGGTACATCTACAGGATCTGTTGTAAGAATCAATGTTGGTGTTGTTGCGGTAGTAGATCCAGACTACACAATCTCACTTGTATCTAACTTCACACCAGGTGCAACCTTTGATTATGGTCTGGTTTCTGAAGGGTTCAATGGACCTATTGATTGGGGATATATTGCCCAGACAATCTGGAATTATCCTTTTGGTGGTTTCCAATATACCAGCAATACACATACATCACAAACCAAAGGATTTGTTGCAGAGAAGACATTCGATGCATCTATCAAGATTCGTTCTGCAACGTGGGTACGTATTAACCCACAGTGGGAAGGATTTATTCCGATTGATGTTACTGGTGCTGCTACTTACAGTGTTACTAGACCATACACAGGTGAAGGTCGTGCATTCAGTATTGTATACGCTGAAGCTTCACGTGTATTTGATTACGTTGGTGAAGGTCAGATCTACAAGATTGGTGGTGCAGTTGAATCTGTATCCTTCAACCCAGATGAGAAACAGGCTCTATTCCCAATCAGGGGTGTTGCTGACGTTAGATTCGCACCTAACTGGAATGCCTTTGGTACTCTATGGGCATCTAATGGAACAGCAGAACCTGTACTTAGATCCTTTGCTTATGAAGGCACAGGTGTTCTACCTACTCTTGTTGGTACAGAGAATAGAAGAACTTACTCTTACAATGATTCTTCTGAGAATCTATATCAGTACAGAGATTATGCAAGTCTACCTGGTGTCGGTACTATCACCGAGATCACACCAAGTCAGAATATCTCTGGTACATCACCAACTTCTATTATCAGAATTGGTCTCAATGGTGTTGTTGCAACCATACCTCTTGGTCAGACATACGAGATCGATCCTTGGCTCACCACTGGAGCAACAACAGTCCACGACTGTGGATTTATCACAGATCCTGGTGCAACGGTAAGAGAGGATTATGGATTCACATCCACAATCAGTTCTATCAGAACAAAAGTTTCCGAATACCCATTTGGAAAACTTGTCAGTTTTGTTTCTCTATCAGCACCTTCACAGACCAAGATCTTCGTATCGGATCCGATTCCTTGGGAACATGCGATCAAGATTCGTTCCGATGCAGCAGTTCGTGTACCACCTCAGTGGGTTACCAACGATCCAACACTTTGGACTTGGAGTGGTGCATCAGAATGTACTCTTGTTATTCCTCCAACAACACCACCATTATTCAAGTTTGCTGGTGGTTACACAGATCTCAAGTTCATCACAGCAGAAGAAGGTTCTGCTCATATGGAACTATCTGGTACTTGTCAAGAGGCAGTTGTATCAGACAACTACAGATTCGTTACTATCGACGTTTCTGGAAACGCAGCAGAGAACTTCAGTCTCCACTTCCATGGATCTGGAAATCTATATTCTATTGGTCGCAGTGCAGAAGCGATTACAATCGACATACCTGCATTCCAAGCAGATCTTACATTTGGTGGATTCGGAAGTCAGAGATTTACTGTTGCAGAACAGTTTACTGTCGATATCGATCTTTCTGGTACTGCAATCGAAAGACAGACAGACGATTGGGTTGGTCAATCTCAGACAGAGATATTCAACGTTTCTGTTGTACCACTTATCACGAAGCATTGGACTGGCGAAGGTCGGATCTTCAACTTCAGTGGTGCAGTCGAAGCTGTTACATTCAACCCACTCGAACTTGGAGCACTATTCGACTTTACAGGTCGTCTCGACGAGAGTCGTGCAATTGCTATTGCTGGTCTGGTTCACACAGAAGTACGTGGAACAGCAAGTCCTGCAATACTTACATTCGCAGAACAACCATTTGGTCGTACAGAAGTATACGGTCAAGCAGATCTTCTCAGGACACACGCTTACACAGGCGATGGTCAGGTCTTCTCTGTTGGTGGTGCAGCAGAATCTATTACTCTCAAACTTCCAGAGTTTACAGCAGACGCAGTTCTCAAGGGTGCTGTCAAACAGAGCTTCACCTTTGGTGGTATTATTGGATCTGGTGTCTTCACAGTCTTTGGAGAGATTGCAGATCCACTACTTACATTCGCAGAACAACCACTCGGAGACATCTACGTCAGTGGTATTGCAGATGTTGTCAACGTCGATATTCACTTTGGTGTTGGTGGACTGTTCTCTATTGGTGCAGCAGACGAAGCAATCACAGTCAAGATACCTGCATTCACAGCAGATATCCAGTTTGGTACAGAGTTTGCAGATATTCGTGCCACATACAGAGAGATTGGTCAAGCAGAAATTCTCTTCAGTGGAGAAGTTTCAGAACCAATCCTCACATTTGCAGAGCAACCAAGAATCGAAGTCGATATATTTGGTGCTTCTACATCTTCCAGATCCCACGTATGGGTTGGCGAAGGTCGTATATTTGCTATCAGTGGTGCAGCAGAGAGTGTCACATTTGTCTTGCCAGAATTCCAGGCAGACATGGTGTTCAAAGGGTTTGGTTCATTCAAACAAACCTTCAGCGAAAGATTCACAATCGAATCCAAACTGTCTGGTGCAGCAAGTATCAAGTACATTCCAAACTGGATTGGTTCTGGTACTGCAACAGTCGATGTTACATCTACATTCTCTCGTACCAAAATCTTTATTGGAGAAGGACGCATCTTCAATATCAGTGGTGCATCCGAAAGTGTTACCTTCAATCCAGAAGAGAGACAGTTACTATTCTCTATTGGTGGCACAAGGGCAACAGAAAATGTTGTATGGAGTCCAGACGAAGTACCAGTATTCGTCGATATTACTGGAAAGGCATTCGAGAGATTCACACCAAACAATATTGGTTCTGGTACTATCTACGTCGATGTCGATACATCCGAACGTATTACAAAGGACTTTGTTGGAGAAGGACGTATCTTCAACATCAGTGGTGCTTCAGAGAGTTTCACTGTCAACCCAGACGAGACTACTGCACTATTCTCTATTGGTGGTGTTTCAAGTCAGGTTGTTGTCAGAAGAGAGATTGTATTTGGTACACTCTTTGCATTCTCTGGTGCTTCAGAAAGTGTTGGAGTCGCACCACTTGCAGACGGTCTCTTTACATTCAAGGGTCGTGCAGAGGAAGCAACAACATACGCAGAAGTTGGATTCGGAGATCTATTCAACTTTGTTAGCAGTATTGAGCGTCGCACATTTGACTGGACTTCTCAAATCGATCTTGGTGTTTCTGGTATTGCAGACGAGAAACATACAGAAGCATACTCAGGATTTGGAAATCTATACAACTTCTCTGGTGCAGCAGAGACAATTACATTCTCTCCAGAACTCTATGGAGTTGTACATGTATTTGGTGCAGCAGATACTCCAAGAACAAGAGTTACAGTTGGAACTGGATCATTCTTCACATGGAACAATGCATCCGAATCCAGAACAATTGCAGTCGAGAATGTTGCAATCTTCGACTTCTTGGGTGTTGCAAGACAGGCAGTTGCCAGAAACATTGTTACAGATGTCACTGTCGAGGTCAGAGGATCAGGTGCAGAATCCTTTACAAGGAAAGGATATGTTGGAGAAGGTTCCGCACAATTCTCTGGAGAATCTACTTCCAGTATCACAAGGATCGAAGAGGGTACAGGAAGAATCGATGTCTTCGAAGAGGACAATGTTCCTCTTATCGTCAAGGCATTTACTGGTTCAGGTCGCATACCTTCTGTCTCAAATGCAGGAGTCCTCCGTACCTTCAGTTACGATGGACATTGCCCAATTGAGATTGATATTACAACCAAGGTTATTGCACCTTATCAGAGATTTGTATCTGAAGGTGGAGTTATTCTACATGTTGGTGATGCTGAGACAAGACGCATACAAGTTGCACCACCAAGATCTTATGGATGGATCATATAAGATAAATATAACATAAATATACTTGGTATCGAATAATCACTGATGACAACTCAGGTTCAATTCCGAAGAGGTACTACAGCTGAGCATGCTCTCTTCACTGGGGCGCAGGGTGAACTGACGATTGATACTGACAAGAACATGGCCGTCATTCATGACGGAACCACTACTGGTGGATTTGACGTTTTTAGGGCTAGATGGGAATATATCAATTCAAATCAAACTCTTGGAACAAGCCTTCGTTATTTGGTGGACAGCTCTGGAGGTCCAATATCGTTAACCCTTCCGCTTTACAATAATCAATTAGTTCCCAAATCTGGGGATGTAATAGAGTTTATTGACGTAAAGTTTAGTTGGGATATAAATAATGTTACTCTGACGGACCCTATCGGACGACAATTCCAGAATACATTTGGAGTTATATCATCACCTCTGGTGTTTGATGTCAAAGGAGCAAGTGTCCAACTTATTTGGGAAGGAGTTTACTGGAGGGTAATAGTCCAATGACGATGTACATCAGCGATAGTTTTAGAGGCGGTGGCACTAGCTCAGGCGGTGGCGGCGGTACAGGCTTTGCTAGTAACAACTACGATCTTGGTAACGATTTTACTATCCACGCTTTAAAAAGAGATGCAGATGGCATGCTCACCTATACCAAAATAAGAAGTATTGATGATGATGTAGTAACTTTCCATCGTAAAGATGGAACTCCATACCTAGATATTGCAACTGGTATGACTGATTATGTAGAAGAAACTACAGAAGAAAAGTCATATACTAATCATCCACAAGATGAATATCAGCAGTATAGATTTGATAGTAGAAAAGTAACCTACTTTATAGATGATGACGGATATTTCAATGTTCGTTTTAATGAATCTTACGATTATACAACCGAGGGACCTAAGTAAAGGAAAAACAAATGGCAGATTTTAGACTTGGCAGACTAAAATTTAACTGGAGAGGTGACTGGGCGGCTGGAACCGCTTATGTCATTGATGACATTGTTAAATTTGGTGCTAACACTTACGTAGCTATCGCTAACCACACATCGGTTTCGAGTGCTGCACAATGGTATGCAACTGATGCAGGTAGTTGGCAACTTCATACAGAGGGTATCTACAATACAGGTGATTGGGCTGCAGCTACTTTCTATAAGTTAAACGATATCGCAAAATACGGTAACGTACTTTATAGAACTACTACACCACACTTATCTACTAGTACTTTTGACAGTGCTAAGTTTGCTGCCTACTTAGACGGTCTTAAGTTCGAAGATACTTGGGATTCAGCAACTGAATATCAAAAAGGTGATATCGTAACATATGGTGGTTATTCATATGTTGCTTTAACAACTAGTATTGCTATTCAACCAAATAACGGTATTGGTAACCAGTGGGATATCCTAACAACTGGTTTCAAAGTTGTTGGTAACTGGGATTCTACTACAACATACAAACCAGGCGACGTTGTACTCTTAGGTGGTAACTCATACGTTTCTAAGACAACAAACATTAATAAGTCTCCTGATACAAACACTTCTGATTGGGACTTCGTTGTTGGTGGATTTACATGGAAGGGAACTTGGGATGTAGGTACTGTCTACTATCCAGGTGATGCTGTTAACAGAAATAGTAACTCCTATATTTGTGTATCTCAGTCAACAGGTAATGCACCTGAAACAGATACTCTTGGTACATATTGGAATTCACTTGCTGAAGGAGCGTCTGCCAACGTTCTAACAACATCTGGTGATATTCTTTATCAAGCTGGAGCTGGTCCTGCTAGATTAGCAATTGGAACTGAGAATAAAGTTCTTACTGTTGATTCTTCTGGTTATCCATCATGGAAAGAGAGTCACGTTACACACAAAGTTTACTACGTTACTCCAGAAGGTAAAGATACCAATCCAGGTAACAGTATTACAACAGCATGGAAAACAGTTCGTCACGCTGTAGATAATGTAACTGGTCCTGCAACAATTTACGTTAAAGCAGGTACATATAACGAAATCCTTCCAATGAGGGTTCCTGAAGGTGTAGGTATCGTTGGTGATAACCTAAGAACATCAAGGATTCAAGCAAGAGCTGGTGAACCTTCAAGTGTTGTTAAACTTTCACTTGCACAAGTACCTGATGCTCAGTATAGAGTTCTTGGTTCTACTATCACATCTGGTGATGGAGCAAAGACTGGTGAAGTTATTGACGTTAGAGATGGAGGTGGATCGATCTATGTCCAAACTAATGGATTTGAAAATAACAAAACTGGTGACGCATACAACCTATTAACATCTAACACACAGTTCCTTGTTAAGGAAACTCTTGCACAAGCTGCTAACGGTGGTGTTGCTATTACTAGCCCTCCAGGAGGAGATGCTTCTGTATTCGAAAGCAAGCTTGCTGGTTTGGTTCAGGATATCACTGCTAACTTAGGTTATGGTGGTAACGACCGTGTTTATGACACAGTTGATGATTGGATTACTAGTAACTATTGGAATGGTAACGAAGCAGAAGTTGTTTCTATCTTAGCATACTTGATTCCTCTTGCAAAAGATGTTATCAATAACACAACAATTACTGTTATTGGTACTCATGGATTAGGTCAGGTTAAGAACGATACTATTACAGACATTAGTACTGTAAGTGGAAACGCAACTTGTGTTGTTCAGGATGCTGCTATTACAACATTAATTGGAGTTGCAACAACTGGATTGGGTTCAGGACTTGGAAGTGTTACTAGAGATGCTAACCAAAACCTCTGGACAGTTTCAGACACATATGAAGCAGGTGCTACAGATATCGGTATTACTAGTGTAACACCTATCAACAACGAAAACTTAACTATGTGGATGCTAGGAAGCACCACTATGCTTAAGGACATGGTTATGGACGGAATGGTTGGATTCGTTCCTTCACAATCTGATCCTAAAGATCTTAACACTGCTACAATCGGTGGTGTTTATGTACGTCTAGATCCTAACTCACCAATTAAGAGATCACCTTATGTCTCTAACTGTTCTTGCTTCGGTGCAACTGGAGTTGGTGCTGTTATTGACGGTGATGTTCACGCTAAGTGGGATAATACTGCAAACTTTACACCAACTGATGCTACATACAATCCTTCTACTGGAGATTTAGATCTTGAACTTGGTGCTGGTCATGGATTGACTTCTGGATCAAGTATTACATTAGCACAAGCATCTATTACATTTACTTGTACTAAGAACGGTAATGCATCTAACCATGCATATCCTCGTGTTACTGACCCTGCGTTTGGTAAGGAACTTCTAATTACAAGTCATAGTGATACAAACATTGTAGTTAATGTTGGTGTTGCTGCTCCTGCTGATCAGTATGGACATACATTTGTAAGTGCTGCTACTAATGCTGTTGTATTTGATAACAGATCAAACAAAACAATGGTGTTTGACTCTTGGACACAAATCCACGAAGATGGTGGAGTTGGTTTCTGGTGTACAAACAAGGCTGGTGCTGAGATTGTATCTTGCTTTACTTACTACTGTCACATCTCATACTCTTCTACTAGAGGTGGAAGAATCAGATCTCTTGCTGGTAACAGTTCTTGGGGAACATACGGTATTGTATCTTCTGGATTCGATACTAATGAAACAACTCTTGATGGTACTATCGATGGTCTATCTCTTGAATATGATGAAGCAACAATCGTTGCTGGAGCACAAGATTCAATTTGGTTGAATGAAGAAAGAGTTGTTGGATTAACATCTGGTGCTGTTGGAGAAATTATCTCTGTACAAGCTGGTGTATCTAAGATACTCTTCAGACCATTTAAAGGAAACTTTGTACAAGGTGAAACTATAGATGGTCAAACTTCTGGAGTACAAGGTTCTCTACTTAGCAACGCTGACTACTTGGGTGGACAAAACGGATTCGTTCTTGCCTTAACTGGTAGAACATCTGCTCCTGTTCCAGGTGGTTCAGTTGAATTTGTTACTGGTGCTGGTGGTGCTGGAGAAGAACCATTCACATTTGTTATCGCTAACTCATCATACACTGCTCCTACTGGAAGAGGTAACTTAACTGTTACTAGAGGACTGCTAGGTAGTTCTGCTGCTATACATCAAGGTTTGGAATTAATTACCAGATACCAGTATGGTGGTGCTAGTAACTTGAGTTCTGCTGTTAACAATGCAACAGAAACTACAATTTATGTTAACTCCATTTCAGGATTCTCAATTGGAGCATACTGTATTGTAGACGATGAAATGATGGCAATTACTTCATTCCCAACAGCAACATCTCTTGAAGTTACTCGTGGGCAAGAAGGTACAAATGCTGCTACTCACACATCAGGTACTTCGGTACGTGCTATCGAAATTAAGTCTGTTGATCAAACAGATACTTTAAGAGATCTCACTGCTAACAGTACTGTTATTCGCATTACTGATGCTTCTGGATTCAACAATAATGATTACATCAAAATCAATAGTGAATTCATGCAGATTACAAATGCACAAACAGATACAACTGGTACTGCATTAGTTGTTCTTGCTGCTGAGAAACCCACAAGAACATTTGACGGACAAAACTACAAGATCAGATATGGTTATAGTCAAGTTCGTCTAACTGGTCATGACTTCCTAGACTTAGGTACAGGAAACAAACTTCAAACTAACTGGCCTGGAGATCCATTAGTGGATCCAGCACCAGGTAATGAAGTTACTGAGGACTTCCCAGGACGTGTATTCTTTGTATCAACAGACCAAGATGGTAACTTCACTGTTGGACGTTACTTCAAGGTCAACCAGGCAACTGGTTCAACTACATTGAACGCATCATCCTTTGACCTATCTGGTCTATCATCCTTGAGATTGGGTTCTATTGGTGCTCAGTTGGGTGAAAGTATCACAGAATTCTCTTCTGATGTTACACTTTCTGCTAACTCAAACCAAAAAGTTCCTACACAACGTGCTGTTAAGACATACATTGACGACAACCGCACAACTAAAGGATACGTCTTCTGGGCAGGGTCAGTTTGATCCCCCACTTTATAAATATCAAATAAACCACTATCGTCTACACGGAGAATAGGTAAATGGCATCTGGAATATTGGGGACTCAACAATCCCTAGCCGCAAATACATTAACAACAGTATATACAGTACCTGCGAGTACAGTAGCATACTGTAACTTCAACATTGTCAACACTAATGCAACCCCAGTTGATGTAAGAGTAGCTATTGCAGCTGCTGATACACCATCTGCTGCTGAGTATGTTGAGTACAATGCTGAGATCGGAGGATACGGAGTTCTAGAAAGAACTGGATTCGCTATGCAAACAGGTAAGAAACTTGTTGCCTTCTCAGACACAACTGGCGTGAGTATCTCTGCCTATGGTGTTGAAGAATCAACTTCCTAATTAATAAATAGATTTACAAGGAGATTTTAGAACAATGGGACGCAACCTCACACCTGCATCTGACACAAGAGAAACCGTAGCAGTTACTTCAGCACATTCTATATTGGCTGGACAAATTTTGCTACTTGATACTACTAGTGCTGCATTCACAGTAACTTTACCTGCTAATGGTAAATTAGGAGACAGAATCAATTTAATTGATGCTGCTGGTAACTGTGATGTTAACAAAGTAACAGTATCCAGAAATGGACACAAGATCGCTAACTTGGCTGAAGATCTTGATTTCGATTTGAAGAACGCTTCACTTGAGCTCATTTATACAGGTTCAGCCTACGGATGGTCAATTCTATCCAACTAATTCAACTAAGGTAGTAAAATGTCGAGTTTACGAGATCTATTAGATGTACCTGAAGCAGATGTAGTCCCTATACAAACGTATATGGGCGGTGGTCAGCATCAGATATATTATAGAGGAAATATGTGTTGGCAGTTTGAGAGTTCGTATAACTACGACTGGCAACGTATAAGATGGTGCGTCCCTAACAGCTGCATCTGTAGGGTTAAGTTTGAAATCTGGGGTGGCGGTGGAGGCGGCTCTGGTACATGTTGCTGCTCTATTGCTTGGCCTGGTCACTCTGGTCAGTACAGTGCTTGTACCGTTTGTGCTGCTGTACAAAGTGTCTCCCAGTTAGACGGTTGTTGTTATGATATATGTGTCGCCAATGGTACGTGTAGATACCCTTCTGGCGGTGGTTTTGATGGTTGCAAATCCTATATTAGTGGTCCAGGATTAAGCGACTTCTGTGCATGTGGTGGTTGTCATGGTCATCAGTGTTGTCACTGGATTGATTCCTACTTTGCTTGTAGAACCAGAATAACAGATACTGGTAAATCTTGTTCTAGAAGTCAAAGCGAACACTATACACTCAATAGTAGTGATTGCATGGATGAGTGTGAAAAGTATGGTAAGTGGTATTGGAACGGTCTTACTCCTTATATTCATTATGATTGCAACCCTGGTTGTGGTAACTATTGCATGAAGAAAGACTACCATCCATATCCTGCTATGTACGGTGCTCGTTATGGAGTTGTTAATGGTTATAGAAAGCATACTATGGCAACTTGTGGTAGAACTGAAACACTATGGTTGACAGGTAACAACGGTGGACTCTCAGGAGACTGCTGGAGAAACGGTCCTCCTGGTTCTGGTGGTGTATCTGCTCAGGTGTTTGGTGGTGGTTGCTGCTGTTCTTCTGAGGGTGCTCATGGACTCGTAAGAATCACTCTATACTGTAAAACATAAGGAAAGGCAAATGAATTTACGAGAACTATTAGGAAGAGAATTTGCTTCGACAATACAAGAAACGGTTGCAGCAAATACTGCACTAGAAAGGAACCACGAAGGTAGAGTATTTTTATTCCATCCTTATTGTAACCAAGATAACTGCGAGAGTAGTTACAGAGGTTACTGTCTTCAGTACTGGTGTGTACCTTGCGGTACTACTCAAGCAACTTTCGAGTTGTGGGGTGGAGGCGGTTCAGGCGGTGGTGCTTGCTGCTGTCAACAAGGTATGCCTGGTGGTGCTGGAGGATACGTAAGAAAGACTCTTGAGTATCCACAGATACAAGGTGGTTGGTGTTATTCACTCTGTGTTGCATCACCTAACTGCTGCTCAAGATGCTGCTGTGGTATTAGAGGATGTAAAACATGGGTTGATGGTTGTAACTTAAGTAACCTCTGTGCTGATGGTGGACTTCCTGGTAAGACATGTTGCTGGGCTTTCTGGAACTCAACATATAGATGCCAAGATAAAGTTTCTTGGGGTGGATGTGGAGGATGGAGACTTCACGAAGATGGAGCATGCTCCTACGGTGGAGATGAGATGATTAAAGGAAGACCTGGTTTCTTCATCACTCACTGTAATGATAATAACTGTTGGACTAAAGGTGGTATGCCTTATCCTGCTGGTCTTATTAATCAAAAAGGTGGATGGTTAACACAAAACTATCAAGGTAATGCATGTAATCATTCATACATGTATTGTTCAGGTACGACTCCTTGGGCGTACAACATTAACTGTAACGGTGGTCCAGGACTTCCTGGAGTTGGTGCTCCTTCTGCTACTGCGTGTGGTGGTGGATGCTGTTACGGATGGCGTGGTGGCGGTGGATTCATTAGAATCACATACTGCTCATGCTGGTTACAGACAAGTTCACAGAACGAAGACTGTGCTTGGTACTACTTTAACTAAATAAGAGGACAGAGGCACTATAGATGGCTAATACAAATTTACGAGATCTATTAGGATTCGTTACATCAGATTCATTGGAGGGACTATCAGCACCCGATGCTACCACAAAACTAGCAAGACTACCGTCTGCTGGTTATTGTGTACAGTATATTCACGGTGCTTGTGGTTCAACTTGTAGTGAACATTCCACCAATTACAACTACTATAGGTATCCACTCTGGTGTATTCCTACTGGAGTCTGTGATGTTATCTTCGAAATCTGGGGTGCTGGAGGCGGTGGAGGATCATCCTGCTGCTGTTCTAGGGGTATGCCTTCTGGTTCTGGTGCATATGCGTGGAAACGTATTACAGGTGCTGCTGCATCTCTTCAAGGATGTTCCTATGATGTTCATGTAGGTAGACCTGGTTGTGGTAGAACTGGATCACAGTGTGGTAATCAAGGTGGTACTAGTTACATCACTGGTTATGGTTTGAGTAACTTCTGTGCTAGAGGTGGACATGGAGGATGCTCATGCTGCTTCCTATGCTGCTGCACATGGAATGCTCAATCAATGGGTAGTTGCCCTTATGGTTGCTGTGCAACTTATCACGGTGCAGACGGTGGAGCATACGGTGTTCCTGGTGCTGCTTACATATTCTGTTATAGTAATCATTGCTGGAACAAACAACACGTTCCTTATCCTGCTGGATTAGTTAATGGTAAAGGTGGTTGGATGACTGCTGTTACTTGTGAAAACAGTGGATGTGGACATTGTATGCTACATTGGGCATCTGCTCAGTTAGGATGGGGTGGATCATTCTCTGATCACAACTATGTACCTGGTGTTGGTGGACCTTCTGGTTGGACTTGCGGTGGTGGTTGTTGTCGTGGAGAGAACGGTACTGCTGGTATGATCCGTATCAACTTCAAGTACGACGAAAACTTGTAAATAATATAAATAGGAAAGTATAGGTAATCAAAGGTTATGGCTTTTACAAAAACATTCACATATAAAGTACCAGATGATTATTTGGCACAGACTGATTCTTTAGGAAAAACTGCCGAATGGACATATGATGGTCCAAGATGGTTGTTCGTTTTCGTTGATAAAGAAACTAACAAATGGATCCCATCACAGTCATGTATCGGGATGAACAGAGAGCCAACATCTGGTGACATCGAGCATGCAAATGTACGTGCTGGTATAGATGAAATTGCCGTTCAGATTGACATGGCTTCTCCTACTGACGAAGAAGCAATCATTGGTTCTATCCTCTTCCCTAAAGATACTGGTAAAGCATCTGGTTATCCACAAAAGGATTACAAGATTGCTGGAGACGATACAGTATATTACTCACGTCCAGAACCAAT